TCTCCGTTTGATCTAGATATGAATCCATCATTAAGTAATGGTGAAATAATAAACTCTTCAAGTCTTAGTATTGATTCTGTATAACCTATTTCTTTTCTAAGTTCTTGTGCGGTTATCCTTGATTGATATATCCTAGCTAATGCTTGATGTATCCTACTACCCGTCGTGTATTTACTGATCATCTTGTTCAATCTCCACAATAATCTTGCCTGGCTTTTCTCCCTCAGTCCAATTAATTTCAATTGGTCTAAAGAACCTATCGTTAACCTGTAAAGCATCAGCAAAACCATCAAGCAAAGACTTACTCGCACTCAAGCAATTGTCTATGTCCCTGTGTCTTTTATCTGGCATTACAAATGTTAACTTTAACTTAATGTTACCACCATTCCAAGTCCAATTTCTTTTTTCTTGTTTGGTTAAATAAAATCCTGTCTCACGACAATCACCTTTTAGCTTATATAGCTTTGCCCATGCGTGACCATGCATTCTGTTGGGGAACAATTCTTTTGGTGGGAATGGTAGTTCAACTCTCATCTTCAACCATCTGTATTCTTTTGCCGATCCAAGCCATGACGGGTACAGCCATTGAATTGCCGAGCGCTTTATATCTTGGACCATCGGGCGTGTCTTTCCCTTTTGGCTTGATGTCGGTGTAATTATCAGGGAATCCTTGCAGTCTTTCGCATTCAACTGGGGTCAGCCTTCTTACTGCCATAGACGCCTGATAAACCGCATTAACTTGCTGAGTAACTTCTGAGGATTGCGGTGACCTTGAAGGGTCATTTGTAGTTAGCGTTGGAGCAATAACAGTTCCAATTGATTCATTTACTCCGCCTTGTGGGCTTTTAATAGTTTGATTGACATCCGATAACGAATGGTTGTAGGTGTCAAAGGCTTGGACTGAGATATTCTGAGACTGCAAAACCCCTCCAACATGATCAATAGAACCATTCCCGCGCAATGTTTGCGTTGTTTTTTGATTGATGGTTAGGTTATACATATCAATTGCCTGAACAATACCTAGTCCACCTTGATTCTTACTTGGATCAGGCACTGTAGTATTTAAAGTTTTGGACAATTCAACCTGCCTGCATCCGCTATCTGGATTTTTAGACTTCATGCTATTGCTTGCAAGACTATCAAAAGAATATGCAACGCCATGCACACCTGTAGCATTTAATGTATACATCGGACCACCCTCTGTAAATCCATCCCCATTACCGCCATTCTGTGGCTGCCTACCAATAGTATTCTCTGCCAATGCTATCGCCTGAACAAATGGAGTATTTCCTCCGCCAGTACCCCAACTAGACGTTACAGTTTGGCATACATCACCCATTAGCTTGACCCTGGAGTCACTTGGGTGGTTCTCATACACTACGCACTCTTCATGGTTGTTGCGACTCGCTCCAAAGCGTGCTGTAATTGTGGCGGCAGTTTCTTGCCTCTGCTTTCTGCTCGGCGGAGGATTCCCGCGCAAGCTTTCTGGCTCAAAAAGAACCTTTGCGGCAGACTCCCAGTCTCCAAGACATCCGACAACAAACACACGGCGGCGTCTTTGTGCCACTCCGAAGTACTGAGCGTCAAGGACTCGGTAGGCCCACCCATACCCGAGTTCTGCCACCGCCCCAAGGAAGGAACCAAAGTCCCGTCCTCCCGACGAACTGAGGACACCTGGGACGTTTTCCCAGACAAACCATTTGGGCTTAAAGTGGTCAAGTAATCCACAATAGGTGAGCATGAGGTTTCCTCTTGGGTCTTCAAGTCCTTTTCTGAGTCCTGCGACACTGAAGGACTGACACGGGGTTCCTCCGACCAAAAGCTCAATTGTTCCAAGATTCCACTCCTTATATTTAGTCATGTCACCAAAATTAGTGACGTTTGGATAATGATGTTTTAAAACTTCTGATGGGAATTTCTCAATCTCACTAAATCCTGCTGCCTCCCAACCCAGCGAATGCCAAGCAACTGTCGCCGCTTCGATACCACTACATACACTTAAATATTTCAATTACAACTCCTATGGATTAACTTCGAGTTAAGGATACCACATCAAAATGCTGTCCTAAATCTCATTGGGTCTTTGCCCTGCTCCTCAACGTACTGCTGAGAGTCTTTGTGGTACCAGAGGTTAAACGTCGGCTCATCCTCCCCGTTCCTTTGCTTGCGACATAGGATCATGGCGTCAGGGTCAGACTGTGCGGCGCTAAGTATCCCCTTAGACTTCAGATCGTCCTCTTTCTTTTTATTGCGCCACACGAGCATGATGTTGTCAGGTTGGTCAGTAATTGAGCCTGAACCCTTGTTGTCGTGCTTGTCAGGCAACTCGTACTCATCCTTGGGCTTTCGCAGGTGGTGGACGACGTGGATATGACCTGCGTAGTCTCTAGCCATTCCACAGCACCTGTCGATAAAGTACTTCTGCCCGTTGTAGTCGTCCTCCCCCATCACGCACTTCATCAGCGAGTCCACAAATACGTGCTTGATCTTCAACTCCTCAAAGCAGTACTTGATCATGCCCAGAACCGTGTCAGGTTTCACCGAGCCTTGTTGGTCATAGAACCACATGCCTTGGTCTAACCACACGCCAAACTCGTTGTAAAGCTGTTTGAGAGCCTCCAAACCTTCAGGGTTCATGAACTCCTTGGACGTTGGATTCATGCCTATAAACTGCCTAGCCATGCGCTTCATGGTCGTCACAGGCTTCATCTCAAAGCTTGCGATACAGACCTTCTGCTGTTGTTGGATCAGGCTAAGCGCCACCTGGGAGGTCACCATTGACTTGCCGTGCCCGTTCTGCCCCGCCCAAATCGTTACCTCGCCATCCCTGAAGTGAAAGAACGGCTCGGTCTTTGCCCAGGGTAGGGTGACTTTCTTTCCGTCCTTGTGCTCCTCAAGGTCAGCAATCAGATCTTGGATGTAAGACTTGGCAGGGTGAATCTTTGCCTGCATCTCGGTAGCTTGGAGGTAAGCCTCAAAATCTACGTCATCAGGAATTAAGTTCATTTGCGACCTCCGTCTCGTCGTAGCCAGTCCTGGCGTCATACATTCGTGACCAGTAATGCTTTTGTCGTATCTCACCTTGCCATGTAACGGTCATGAAGTCGCATTGAGCCTTCAGCAAGGCTTCAAACAGGGCTACAGCGCGTTCTTTGGTCTTGGGATAGGCAAAGACATACATCCCCTTCAAAAACCGCAGGTCGAGGCGATCTATGGCTTTCTCGTCATAGATTGTGATCTCAGGTGAGTGCTCCTCCTCAACCCAGTTGGGTAGGTAGGGTTCGTCGTAGATAAACGCTAAGGATGGATGGATGCCGCGCTTACGCATGTCGATTAGATGTTGGTGTCCCTTCATATCCCCTCCGAGAAGTTTGGTTTTTTAGATGGTTTGTCATCAGATTTAACCCAAGAAGCTTCAAAACTACGCCAACCTTTGATAACGCATAACTCTAAAACGTCATTCAGTGTCATGCCTGCAATTTTGGCTTGCTTGTTTAATCCATTGATAACTAATTGCGTAACAGGGCTTTTATTTTTGTTTCTCAGGGCTACCCAATCTTTCCAAACATCAGAAGTTACTTCTTGAGGACAAGGGACCTTGGTGACTGTATTATTTATATTCTCTTCTCTTCTCTTCTCTGGTAACTCTTCATGCGTTACAGAAGCGTTACTTTCTGCGTTACTTTCTGAGTTACCAGTTCTGTGTTTTTTCACTCTTTTGTTTACTAAAGCTCTCTTTTTTGCGGTTTGACCGTTGTGATATTCAAAATGAGGTAGGGTTAATACTGATCCATTCTGAATCAACCAACCGACCAACATCATCTGTTCTGCAAATCCTGTAACGCCAGTGATACGATCTAGAAACGCAAATGTAACGCTCTCTGCGTTACCGTTTATGGTGTGGGTATCAAACCAAGACCAGATTCTGACCAACTTTCCGACTACGGCATCTGGGTCAAGTCCAAGTCTGGAAGATATTGCAAGCACTTCTGGCTTCTCAGGAGTATCTTTCTGTAGTTTTATCCAATCTCCTGCCATGTCATTCTCCCAATCCACCAATAATAAACACGACTAAATAGCGTTCAGTTCTGTTTATTAACTGTAGACGGGTAGCCTCAGCATAAGCCTCAGCATAAGTGTTATGGGCTACTGTGAACCGAAAGCTCTTCTCATTGCGAGAATGCCTCATTACAGCGAATTTGCCTTTTACTTCGGGAAGTTTTTGCTCGGCAATAGGTGCAGATGTCCTAGCCTTCTTGAGCGTAATTGTTGCCATATAACCTACTTTCATCGGTTGCTTTCACTCTAAAAAACAGGCGGCAGGGCGGTGAAAGAGTCGCCTTTTCGATTGGGGGGATCAAACCTCAATCTAGCCGTTCTGTATAAATCATACCATAAAAATATCAGGTCTAAGAACCTCTCTTTTCACCAATCCTTGAGTGGCCTCTTCTATCTTGATAGACAGCGTAGGAGAGGGCTTACGGTGCCCGTGGATGAGCAAAGATAGCCAGGTGGCAGTTACCCCTAGGTACTCAGCCATCTCCACTATAGCGCCCTTTGGCTCGTCTTTAAAGTATTCATTCAATCCCATTTACCTGCCTCTTTATCATTCTTATTGTTTCTTCAAAAGCAAACTGTACCACT